CCTGCGGCAGTGAGTACGCCTCGTCTTGAATAGGTTCGAGTTCCCATACGTGCTCCTTCAGTCCTCTTGCGTACAGCATACGACGAACAGCAACAAAAATGCCCTGCTGGCGGTCAGCAGGGCGGAGATATTGGCAGTGTTGATTACTTCAAGTATAACTTAATAACGAGCGCCACAATGATAGACGATATGATGGGCCAAACGATAGCAGTCATTGCGGCAACACCACCCCACCGCTCACGCAGATTTTCCAATGCACGCAGGCGCTTATCTAGTGCTTCGTTCTTTGCCTCAAGTTTTGTCTCATACTGACGAAAACGGTCTTCAACAGACTTGAACTCGGTGAACACACGTTCGAGAGATGTAAGTACCTGCTCTACCAGCGTCTCAATCTTTGTTAGGCGCTCGGCAACGGTTACGCTGATGTCTGACATGCGTGCATTCCTTGTTGGTTGTTTTGATGGTGGTGCGTCCATTACATTGTTACCAATAAAATTTGAAGCGTGCGTGTTGCAACTTGATTCACTGGAACGGTATGCGAACCAGAAACAATGCGCCAGTACGGCACACCTTTCAATGGTAAGTTATTCATCGATGCAGCATCACCTGCAATAAGTGCAGCGCTGGTCGTGTAAGCACCTACTGTCCACTGATGTAAATCGCTCCAGGTTGTACCGTCAAACGATACTTCAATACTAAGAGTGGCAGTTGTCCACGCAGCAGGCAACACAACCACTGCTGGAGTGTACCCGTACAAAGACGGGTCGGTCATGTCAATAGCGGTGCTTGTTGCTGTACCCGACGGAATGACTGCGGTGATTGTTTGTTGTGCAGCAAAGTTAACCGCAGTGCCGACAACCGGTTTTGAAGTAATCACGTAGACTGGTGGTGTTGTCATATCTGCCTCTTAGTACTCTTAGATAGATTGTACGAGTAGCGTCAAGAGCAATGTTCACTCTAGCGGTAACTGCGTTTGTTTTTCTTGTGCCGCCCAGTGCGCAATTCGTTTTTGCGCTATCTCCACGTACTCAGGCGTAATATCAATACCGATGAATTGCATGTCTTCAAGCATTGCAGCGCATCCAGTAGAGCCACTTCCCATGAACGGGTCAAGCACAATGCCACCCTTTGGCGTGACGAGGCGTATCATGTACCGCATCAAGGCGATGGGCTTAACGGTCGGGTGATGGTTGGCTCTTTTTTGATTGCTGTATGTGCGGTTATCGCATGCGCAACCTTCGAGCACGGAAGCACCGCATACTTCGCACGTTCTGCCGAGTCCGTTACCCTTGGCACCAATACTTTGCAATTCCACCCCGTCGAGACCTGCTTCACGCTCCGACCTCGATGCCTTCGCCGTGTAGAAAAATCGAGAAGCGCCGCCGGAGTCGGAGTAACCACCAACGTTATCAGTATTCATTTGATAGTTATTAAGCGTCAATTTGTTCCCTACTGATTGCCCTGCTTTTTTGCGGATTGATGCCACGGAGGCACTTACCCCGCTCTGCGCATCCAGCGCCGCCGCTGCATCCTCGTCGAGGATGACGTTGGCTGGCCAGCGACCCGACGGTTGCATGAATTGACCTGCACCGCCTGGTTTTTTGCCATTGAAATATTGGTCATTTTCTCTTGATGTGTTGCCATATGAGCCACCGTTTAGATTTTCATCTGTCGCCACCCTGCACCCGTCGATGTTGAGCCCACCGGTTCCCCATTGCGCCACGTTGGCCGCCACCGTGCCCCGTAGCGGCTTGCGTGCGAGGATGGCTGGCTCATATGAGGGCTTCAGCGCAGTGCCCCAGCCTTGCCACTGTTTGGCGAGGTCGGTGCTGGGGGCGGTGATTGAGTAGGTGCTTTGACCAATTCCCTTCCAATTATCATCTCCAAATGTTGATTTACTGCTGGCTATACCAGATTTCGATTCTCCAATCACATCCCGCTCCGCCCCCGCCTGTTTATCCATCGCCTTAGATACGTCGTGCGACTTCGGAAACCCGCTGCCGTATAACCACATGAGACAGTCTCGCACCTCGAAGCCAGCGTCCTCGATAGCCACCGCCAATCGATGATAGGTCCGAGTACCACCGAAGGCGATAAGGTGACCGCCTGGTTTTAGCACACGTAATGCTTCCACCCAGAACTCTACCCCTGGAACACCATGGTCCCAGCCTTTTCCCATGAATGACAGCCCGTATGGAGGGTCGCAGACAATAGCGTCAACGGACTCAGAATCCATAGTGGTCATGACATTACGGCAATCACCGGTGTGTAGCGTATATCGTTCCATTACTTACCCCACTTGTTGCGCAGGTAGATGATACCAATGACTGCATATTGTTCTGTGTACATGACTAATCTTTCATCCGAGGCAGGACGATACCCACCTGGTTCTGGTACTTACCATGACGGTCGGCATATGTTGTTGCAGGTCGTTCACCCTTGTAGAAGAGAATCTGCGCAATCCCTTCGTTGGCGTACACACGAATAGGATACTCAGCGGTGTTGCTCAACTCAATGGTGATATGCCCTTCCCAGCATGGTTCGAGCGGTGTCACGTTGACGATGAGCCCGCAGCGAGCGTACGTGCTTTTGCCGACAACGATGCACACGACGTCCTCAGGAATCTTGAAGCGCTCCAACGACCGACACAGCACAAACTTGTTTGGTTCGATGAGAATGTCATTGGCTTTCCACGAGAACGTGTTTGGCAGATTCTTTGGGTCAATCACGTGCCGCTGATGCCCGCTCTGCGGGTCGTAGATAGCCCACTCGTCAGCCACACGCATGTCGTACCCGAAGGAACTGACTCCGTAGGAGATGAGGCGATTGTTGTCTTTGTCACTGGTAACCTGGTACGCAGCGTACGGGTCAATCATCCCTGCCGCCGCCTGCTCCATAATCCACTTGTCGTTCATAATGCTCATTTGCGGTCCCCCTTTATTGCGAGTGCCTACGCATATTATATTGCAAAGCATAATTCTCATCATTCTCTCATCGAAAATAGGCTCTTTTCTGCAACGCATTGTATATTTTGTCGTATAATATATATAGGTTGATGAGTAAGGAGACAGCGATGAACAACAAACATGAGTGCCAGTGGTGTGGTGAGTTGACAGACATCCGTGACGCAATCTGCACGACCTGCTACGTTGCAGAGGAAATCAAGCAGATGAGCAGCGACACCTACGACCGTGAGATGAACGCCTGGTTCGAGTCAGAGCATGCAGAGAAATAGGAGGCTGAATATGCCAAAATTCAAAGTTGAAGTTGAGATTGTGATGGTGCAGGACCGTGAGATTCGGATGCACAGCGTGACGTTTGTTGATTCGATTGAAGAGGCGATGGCAATTGCCAAGTCCTTCGAGATGCAGAACGACAACCGTGGTTTTGTCACGGTGTGGGATGTTGCGAAGGATGATATCGTGCACGAGCAGCCGTTGAACAAGCATATTGTTCTCATCTGACTCTTACCTAACTCTTGCAACAAATTATATACTTTGTCGTCTAATATATATAGAACAAATGAAGGAGGCTGAATATGCACAACAACATGAGCGCAGAAGAGTTTCGTGAGATGATTGAAAAAGACCAGGACGAATTTCATGAACGGTTTATCTGGGATGAAGTTTGTGAAGACTGGGTGGAAAGAGAAGATGAGCAGGAGTAATCCTCTCATCTGACTCTCATGCAAAAGTCTATAAATTGCATGACAGATGTGCTATAATGGTGACAGGTTAAGAGAACAAATGAAGGAGCAACACATGAGCAACGCAAACAACATCTGGGAAAACGAGAACAACGAACTGCACACATTGCCTGACGGCTGGTCGTTCGTAGACTTCGGTGAAGCTTCATTCGACCTGGGCGACAACGTTGTCCTGAGCGTCGCACCAAATTACCTTGGTCGTGGTGCATACTCCGAGACGCAATGGTCGGTGAGCAAGGTGAGCAATCCCTTCAGCGAAGAGTCTGGCGACGAACTGGAATTGGCACACATTGCCTTCCATGCAACTGACTGGACGAACGCTTGTGAGCAGGCTTTGAAACTGGCTCGGGGCTTCTAATGAAGTGGCAAGAGCAAGGATTGAATTTAGTAAAGGAGTTCCCTTCGGGGAGCTCCATTACCATTACGCCAAAGTACGCAGGCGACGCACCGACCAAAGAGTGGTATGTTAGCATCACCGACGTTGACAACGACATGATTACCAACAAGACGGTGTTTGGTGCTTCTCGAGACGTTGCAGTTCAATTTGCAGAAGTTCGTGCAGAAAAGTTAGGATGGTTCGATGAAAGCTGAATTACTTCCTGCTGGATGGGCGCAAGGGAATGGAATGTTTTATTTGGCACGCAGACAGGTGGACACCAACATCCGTCTTGATATTCTGTACTTGCAGTCACAACGGGCGTTTGTGGGCAAGATATACACACCACTACAGGACTACGGTGTCACCGTTGACCTCACATCGTGCAGGAGCACCTGGACCGCTGCATTGACCATGAATGCACTGTACAAAACCGTCCTCAAGAATTATGCGGCACAAGAAATTCGCTCAATTATCAAATAGGAGTTGCTATGCTGTGGAGTTTGCACAATCAGTACGTATGGCTTATCAAGAGCACCGTGACCACGTACGAGCTTATGAAGGCGAGCATCGACCAGAGTTCAGGTCAAGTACACTGGCTGCTCTACACGACGGTACGCAACAACCAAGGAGCGTTCATCGGACTGTGGAAACAGCCTAGAGGCATGTTTATTGGTTCGTACACTAGCACGTATGACTCTGAGAAAAACGAGTATGTCTTTGACCGGTCGGTGGTTGAAGCACTGATTACCGAGTTTGAGGGAAGTATCTCGAATCAGTACCTGGTCGAAGCGTCGCAGCCCAGCGTGTACCAACCAGAAACACCAACTCCTGAGGTTGCGGCACCGAGTGAGGTGCAACATCTTGACGGAAGCGGAATTTAGACAATAAAAAGCATCCGACGGTTCTGCCCAGCGTCGGATGCTTTTTCCCAGGAAGTGTTGTCTGAGAGTTCAACACGCTGTGATTGTAGCATATGTGAGGACGAGATGGCGAAAGAAAAGAAACCTGCCGGCGTCCCTAAGAATTGGGCAAACCGGATTGTTGGATACACCGAAGAATCGCCCGACCAACTGCTTGCCAATCCACAGAACTGGCGTGTGCATAGCAAGAACCAGCAGATTGCGCTCTCAGGCGTGCTGGACGACATAGGCTTTATTGCGCCCGTCATTGTCAACAGGAACACCGGTCACCTGGTAGACGGTCACTTACGTGTGTCACTAGCACTGCGGCACGATATACCGACCATCCCTGTGGTCTACGTGGACCTCACTGAACACGAGGAGCGTGAGGCGCTCTCCACGTTTGACCCAATCACCAACATGGCAAGTTCCGACATGCAGATGCTGGAAGGACTTATCAGAGACCTCGATGCCGTAAACGATTCAACTCGATTGCTGCTCGGTCAGGTGGTGCACGAAGCAAACAAGAAAGCAGTCAAGGATATCCTCGACCCGATGAACGGGTACATTGGCACCGAAGAATCTCCTGACCAGTTACCCGCATCATCAGTTCTGCCAAGGTCGGCAAACAACATGGACATGATGGAAGACGAAGAACCGCAGATAGACCCGTTGAACGTCTTGTTCGGTGACTCGATTAATCAAACGGAGGAGCGAGACGAGCTGGGCAAGAAAGTCTTTCCATCCATGTACTCGGACAACGAGTGGGGCGTGCCAACACTGAACCTGATGTACCAGCTACAACGAGTGCCGGTGCTCATCGAACGGTGGGGTCGAATAGCACGACACAACACTCGCATGCCTGGATTGTGGCACTTCTACACCGACGATTACAAGTTTACTGGCGTGTGGAAGAATCCCGACGTGGTCGTCAACACAGGAGCGATTGCTGCTATTGAGCCTAACTTCAGTACCGGCAACAACTATGCGAAGGCTGAGGTGCTGTACAACCTTTGGCAGAAGCGTTGGCTTGCTTCGTACTGGCAGTCTCGTGGGATTGAGATTGTGGTTGACCTGAATGTTGAGTACAAGTTCCGTGACATTGCGCTACTCGGAGTGCCGAAAGGTTGGCGCTCGTACGCTATGCGTCTGCACGAGTTGGATGGATACGATTTGGAAAACGTCCTTGAGTGGGAAACAATTGCCAAGGAGCACGCAGGCACAGACGATATCCTGTTCATGATATTTGCTACAAAAACCAAGGGTGTAGAGGAATTGTGCAAGGAACGTGGATGGATTAACTGCAAGATGGACGCCCAAGTAAAAGGCAGCGTACTATGACAATAACTACCGGCAATCGAAAGCCATTCACCATTGAAACAGTGGTTGGTCAAGACAATACAGAATCTGTTGGGAATACAAATATTGTCTTGCCTCGGTTATACCCTGCGCAGATGGTGGTGCGCCAGCAGTCACGTCGTTACAACATGATTTGCTGCGGACGTCGGTGGGGAAAGACCACCATGTCCGTCAACTTGATTGCCGAAGTTATTCTGGCAGGGAAGCCTGCTGGATGGTTCGCTCCAAACTATAAAATGTTGACTGAAGCGTGGCGTGACATCACCGAACGTCTTGCACCTATACAATCTCGTATCAACACGCAAGAAAAGCGTGTGGAGTACGTCACAGGCGGAGTCCTTGAGTTCTGGTCTCTGGAAAACAAGCGTGTTGCCCGTTCCCGTAAGTACGCTCGAGTGATTATTGACGAAGCGGCATTCTGTCAGTCACTTGACACCACGTGGCGTAAATCTATCCGTCCAACGCTCACCGACCTGCGAGGTGATGCGTGGTTTATCAGCACGCCGGACGGACGCAATGCGTTCTATCGTATGTGGCAGGCGGCACAGTCTCAACCGGACCGCTGGTACACGGTGCAACGCTCGTCGTACGACAATCCGTTCTTGGCTCGTGATGAGTTGGATGAATTACGCACGCAGTTGACCGAGCGTGAGTACCTGCAAGAGATTTTGGCGCAGTTCATCTCAGAGGAAGGTTCTGTCTTCCGCAATGTCGGTGCCGCAATCGTAGAAGGCGTGTCGAGTCAACCAGAACCAAACACGCAGTACTGTTTTGGCGTTGACTGGGGGCGTACAAACGACGCTACAGTTATCGTGGTACTGGACGTCAATGCAAAACAGGTGGTGCACGTTGACCGCATGATTAAAACCGGCTTTGACTTACAGGTCGGCAGGTTACAAATGCTGTACGACCGGTACAAGCCTCAGACCATTATTGCGGAAACCAACAGTATTGGTATGCCACTGATTGAGCGCCTGCAACGGATGAATCTTCCAGTTCGTGGCTTCACTACCACAAACTCGTCCAAAGGTGAGTTGATTGAAAAACTGTCACTGGCGATTGAAAAAAATGAGATTGGGCTAATACGGCACGATGTTCTCTTGCAGGAGCTGATAGCATATACTCAAGAGCGAACACCAGGTGGACAGATGCGCTACGGTGCACCTGCTGGAGAACACGATGACTGCGTGATGGCACTTGCACTCTCGTGGTACGGTGTATCTAATGCGGCAATCAATCTGCTCCAGTGGTATCGAGACAAACAAACACAGCGCCTGCTGATTCAGGCTCAGACAGCCGTGGCGGAGACAGACGACGATGAGTGATGATAAACCAACAATACCACGACGAAACACCTACGCTCCGAAGCGTGACCTTACTCAACTTGCCGGACGTCTCGGAGCAGCGTGGGACTTGCTCGCTGGTCGTCCATTCAGTCCAGGTCTTCCTGTTGAACCAGACCCTGTAACCAACGGTCAAACACCACGCCAGTATCAATTCACGGTCGGGCAAAACACCAGCAGGTTCCCTCGTGGCGAAACCATGAAGGGAACTTCGCTCACTCCCTACGACCAGTTGCGGCAACTTGCTGCGACGTACGACGTGGCTGCGTTGTGTATTGCTACTCGAGTGGAACAGATGCAAGGGCTTCAGTGGTCGATTGTTCCAAAAGACAAGCGCAAGATTGGCGATACGGAAGTCATGAAGCGCCTTGAGGCTATGACGCACTGGTGGATGTACCCTGACCGTGTCAATGACTTTCCGACGTGGGTCGGCATGTTGGTGTACGAGATTCTGAGCATTGATGCAATGACGCTGTATCGACGCAGGACCCGCTCTGGGCACTTGTATGCACTCGAGGTGGTAGACGGTTCCACAGTCAAGCCTATCATTGATGAGCGTGGTCGAACGGTCGGATACCAGCAGGTACTGTGGGGCGAAACCATTAGCAACTTCTCACGTGCATATGCCGACGCTCCAGACGAACAAATCTTTCTGACTCCTCAGGATGTTATCTATCGTCCACGGTATAGCAGGTCGTTCTCACCGTACGGTTTTCCTCCAACCGAATGGATTATCCTTCGAGTAAATACGGCACTGCGTAAGCAGACCATGGACTTGGCGCACTTCACAGACGGAAACGTTCCTGCAATGTTGGCGTCACCTCCTGACGGACTGATGGACCCCCAGCAACTTCGTGAGTTCGAGGAATTGTTCAACGCAGACCTTGCCGGCGTAGACCGAGCACGTGCCAAAATTAAATTTATGCC